TAGAAATGCATAGTATATAATTTGTGTGAAATAAGCAAAGGGGTTTGAGGATTTCTCGGGATCAAAGTTATCGATATATTGTAGACAGTTTTGTATACCATCTAAAATCATATCTTCACGATAACTATAATTGATAAAATTTGCTTTGTATGATAAATGGGTGCCAATCTTCATAAGACACTCACCAATATATGGTGTAACCTGTGGCCAACCCTTATCGGATTTAGTCAACCCTGCTTCCTTTGCAGCAAGTACCTTAATTCGATACTCTTTCATTGCTACTAGAAAGTCAGCATTGTTCACATAATGCGCACCTTTGGCTTTTGTCGCCATAATAAAACTCCATAATTTTTGTTATTACCAGAAGTATACTACCTTTTGATTTAAAAAGCAATTTTTCTTCTTGTAATTATTGCAATAAAATAAATTTGCTATTTGCTTGACGAAAGCGTATACTCTCGATGTAGGGTTTGAAGAAAGTTAATGAAATGTATTATTACCTTCGATAAAGATTTTGAAATCTTCCTCTTCTTCTACTTCCTCTATCTGTTCTGCTATTGATTTCAAAGCAGCGATGGCTTTAGCTGTTTCTATCTCAGGACGCTTAACTTCATCTTCCCAATCCAAACCATTTTGTGTATACGATAATTTAACACCCTCGTGGTCGCGAACCAAATGCACATAGTGGGGAATTGCTTTTTCAGATAGCTGTGTATCTAACACAATATGTTTCTTGTTTACATGGAATGGTTTTGTTGTGTCAACGAATAAAGTATATGGACCTGCGGTAACTTGTTCAGAAACTCTTCCACCTGCAACACCAACCATATGTGTTTTAATTAACATAGGAAATTTCAAAGTCATTGACTCATCGTCTTCTGACTCTTTATATGCCATCAACTGTTCGCCAGTTACTAATTTAATATAAACAAACTGTTCGTTCATAGTTTTACCTCGACGATCTTGTAATTAAATTTTTCTTCTGAGTAGGTTTTTAATCTTTCAGCGAAGTGATTCAAAGTATGATTCTTCCAAGATTTCCAACTCAGGTCGTCTGCCAAATCATATAGATTACATTCTGTCTTACCAGACTTCAATCTTAATCCACGACCAATACTTTGTAGATTTCGTATTTTCGATTTCGATGGGGATGCGAAAACGACATTCTCGAGAGAGGGTATATTGATACCTGTAGAAAATGTACCAAAACTAGCAACAATAATAGCATCGCTCTCAGTTTCTGTAATTCTTCTAATGGCTTCTCTATCTTCAACATCAGTATCGCCAGACACAAAGAAAACTTTTCTTTTATCGTGCGCTTTTTCCTCAATCATTTTCATAAGAACTTTACCATGTTTCTTTACAAACTGGAAAAGAACAAGAGTATTACCTTCACAATTTAATGCAAGATTACGAATAAAATTATTTCGTTTCTCATGCGTTACAATAAAATCCATCTCATCAGCGTATTGATTATTTTTTCTACCTTGACGAGTTATATCATCATACTTCAGTAGTATACATGTAATATTTAGTTTGGCTAATGTTCCCGAGTCCATCAGTTCTTTAGTTGTAGTTACTCGATGGGTTGGACCAAACATACCTTCGAGAACCAACTTATGAACTTTCTTGTTGTCGAGAGTTCCTGTAGTTCCGATACGATATTTTATATCAGTCATTTTACCCATAACCAAACTCAACGAGTTGGCTTTAAATTGGTGGGCTTCATCTCCAAAAATTACATCAAACTGATTGAACCATGCCTTTGGTTGTTTATAAACAGATTGCCAAGTTGTAATTAACACATCTTTAGATATATCTTTGGTAAATCCGCTGTATAATTTTTGACAATGAAATGATGTTTTCCAACCATTGGCACTTGAGTAATCTTCAAAGTCAGCGTATAATTGTTCAACGAGAGAAGTAGTAGGAACAATAATAATACACTTGCGCCCAGCTTCTAAATGATGGCGCATAGTTGTATAGATGATAAAGGATTTACCTGATGCGGTAGGAGAGAGCAACAGAGTACGCTTATGATCAAGCGCATGTCTAACTGCTTCTATTTGATAGTCGCGAATCTCGATTGGTTTACCATGACCATGAGGGTTTAACCATTTAGCAAATTCTTCTACTTGCTGGTATGTAGTATTCTCGCGACCAAGAATATTATCTTTATCTTTAAACTGTATTGCGTAATCGTTTCTATCACAGAACTCAATTACATAATTGACTAGTCCAACATATAATGTTTTACGAATGATATCATATAACCTTACTTTACCATCCCAAAGACGAGCACGATACTGCGGAGTAAACCTTGCTCCTGGATATTCAAAGGTAAAGAAGTCTGATAGTTCTTGTTCTAGCGACGGATCGTCAGCATAGATTCTTAGATGAACTTCGTCAATTTTTTCTACTGTTATCATGCGCCACTTATAAATTTCTTCCACTCGATACTGTTGCGAATTTGCCAGTCGCGAGCTTTAATTTGATTCATTACGGATTCGAGAAAATCAACTATACATTGAATGTAGTTTGCTTTAATCTCTGCGTGATTTAGATCTTCATCACCACCAAGAAACTCTTCCATTTCATTCTTGAGTGGTTTGATACCTTGCCATTGTGACCAACCCAAGTCATGTAATTCTTCACGAGTTAATTCGCCACGATAATAGCGGAATTTGTCTTGGCGGAGTGTGTTGTAGTCAGACTTCATTTTAGCAAGTTGTAACTTGAATCGAATGAGTTCGTTTAAATATTTTGAGTGGAGTTTTGCTGTGTTGACGGATTCTTGATCTAAATGATTGTCATCAATAACACAGTCTGCAGCCCACGATCTTTGCAATTCTTCAAGGTTCATAATAAATTCTCCAGTTATATACTATAATTATACTACAAAAGCAAATTTATAGCAAGTTATGGAGCTGCAAAAGTATAGTAGGAGAAACGGAATGTTGCTTCGCCTTGCAAATAAGGCACATCGGTGTTAGTAGATTCAAAGTCCAACGACTCAAGAGAAATTGGAAACAAATCATTAAAAGTAATTGTCTTTACAGGATTGTTTGTGTTGTTTAATATTTGCATAGTTCCAACAGAATAATTGGAAGACAAATTGCCAATAACACTTGCCTGTGAAGCAGAAATATAATCAATATACTGCTGATAACTTTGTGGGAATCCCAAACCAATTAACCAGTTATATACAGCAATATAGTTGTCCATGTTTTCATCAACAAGGAAACGAACCTTTAACAAATCGTATGTTAAATGGTCGCCTGGAATTGGCATATTAGCAAATGGGTTAGCCAATACTGGATCGCCAAATGTAATGCCTGGAATCTGAACTTGCTGACAGAAAAATTCTACTTCTGGCAGCGAAGCGATATTGAATTTAAACCCATTCGGTGAGAGTGGATTTGTATTTGTTGGGTTTGTTAGTGTTATGCTCATACACTTATTTATATGAAAAAAAAGGGAGACATTTCTGTCTCCCTTAAACACCGCTTCTTAATGTCGGCTTAATTCATAACCAAGCCGAATTCAAGATTACATCAAGTTAGTAACAGCTACCTTACGGTAGTAGTAGTTAGTACCTGATTGTAGGTTAGTGTTGTTGCCGTCCAACTGAACGAATGGGTTAGATACTAAACCGTAACGAGTCTTGAAACCAATCTTTGGTTGGAAAGTATTTGGATCAACTGCACGAACCAATTGTAATGGAACATATGGGCAGTAGAAAATACCAGCGTCAAAAGCAGAAGTACCTTTGTAGCCAACAGTAAAGAACTGAGTAGCTGATTGGTTAGCAGAGAATGGGTCAACATAAACTTTGTAACGACCATTCAATACACCAGCAAAAGTAGTGCTAGCTTCGTCAACATTTAAGTTAGTAGACAATGCTGGAGCATAGTCAAGAACACCAGCCATAGCCAAAGCAGAAGCAACATCTGAAGAACAGATGATGAAATTACCTTTACCACGACGAGTTTGTTGAGCGATCGCATTAGCTTCGCGTTCGATTTGGAACAAGAGTCCTTTGAATTTCTCAACAGACCAACGACCATTTGAATCAACATCAAGGTCAAAAGTACCAGCAGTAGCAGTACCAACTTGAGCACCAGTCTTAGCTACATTGTAGATAGTACGGATAACTTCACGGTTGATTTCAGCAAGGATTTCTGTTGAAAGAATGTTAGACAATTCACCTTCAGCGTCAAGACCATGAACTGATTTCAAGTCTTGTGCTAATTCAACAGTGTATTCTGCTTTCAATGCACGAGTTTGTGCAGTTACAGAAGTTTTCTCGATAGAGAAAGCCATTTGATTGAAAGTAGAACCACCTGAATCACCTAAATCTTCAGCAGTAGCAGTAGTCATACCAGTACCAGTAGTATAGCTACCAGAAACAGGGTTATGACCAGCAGCAGAACCAGTTCCAGCAAAGCCAGTATCAGCTTCGTTGAACAATGCTTCAGTACCGTTTTGAGCAGAGTAGCGTGACTTCATAGCGAAGATCAAGCCAGTTGGTTGAGTCATTGGTTGTACACCGCAAACATCATAAGCGATCATTTGTGGAGCAGCACGGCGAACCAAGCTGATCAACACTGGATCGTAACCAGCAACAGTACCAGTAGAAGAACCAGATCCGCCTAATGCGACACCAGTTCCGCCATTGTTAGCAGCGATAGTTTCGAACAATGCTTCTGCTTGCTTTGCGCCTTCGCGTTCTTGGTTTTCCAAAAGAACAGCAGTAACTTCTTTACGATAGTTATCCTTGATTGATGGCATTGCGCTATGTTCAAGGATTGGTGCCCATTTCTTTAATAGGGCTTGACGGTCTTGAGTAGACATTTTTATTTCCTTTTTATTGTTTAAATTTGTCGAGGACATCAAGATACTTCTTAACAGAAGGATCGATAGGTGCTGCCTCAGTTAGTTGCTCAACAGGTGTATCAGTAACAGCAGATTTCACAGTGGAAACAGCTGCTTTTGATTTACCAAAATAATTTTCACGGATAGTCTGTAATTTTGTAGCATATGTATCTAAATCTTCGTAGCTCAACTCTTCAGCAAGAGCAGCGAATTTTTCAACTTCAGTATCAGTTAATCCATCAGCAGTTTCAGCGATAGCTGTAACACGCTTCTGTTCATTAACAACTTTAGTCAATTCAACATTTGCTTCTAATTGTTCATCAAGTTTAGCTGCTACTTCAGATAATTGTTCTTGTAAATCTGCCAATACATCAAACTTCTCTTCTGGAACTTCGATATAGTGTTCAGCAAATACAGACTTCATACCTTCAATAAAGCTCTCCATGATTTCAGACTTCATACCAGATTCAAGGGCTAACTCATTCTCTTGCACCCACTGCTCGACAATATAGCCGAGATATCCATCAACTTTTTCAACAAGACCCTCTTTGATACTTTCAACTTCTTCTTGCAGACGAGCTGCATAAGATTCTTCTAAACGAGCAGTTTCTTCAGTAATACGAGACATAACTGCTGCTTCAAAAATTGTAGCTGCTTTTTCTTTGAAACCTTCTGGGAGGTTTTCGCCTTTAGTCAAAGCATTGATATGATCATCATACTTGAATGGAGTAGTATGGTGAACTTCATGTTTGTCAGCGAAACC